CTTCCATCTCCGGGAAATGACCGACGAGAGAGACCTTCTGTTGCTCGAATAGGGCTGCGATCGGCTCGGCGCGGGCAATCTTGCCACGGCTGGCTCTTACCGATCGGTATGGAACCGTGCCACCGACCTTCCGTTCTGGGTTTGTCGACGCGCCGCGAATGACTTCCTGCACCATCGCGCCGCCGAAGTTCTCTTCAGCAACGATGGCGTCGGCTTCCCACCGGTCGAAAGCAGATACGGCGGCTTTGCCCCACATTGCCGGGGCCATGCGGCCGGAGATATCCTCCAGAATGTAGCCTCTGCCGTCCTTGCCCAGCCCACAAACTACCATGCCGATCTCGTCAGACCGGATGTCTTCCTCCCCAGAAGCGCCGGAAGGATCGACCGCGACAACGATGCGGACCATCTCCGGGACTTTCCCGTCAATGATGCGCTGCTGATCAAGAAGCTCCAGCGTCCACAAGGAGCTTTCGGATATGTCCGCGAACTGCCCGAGTAGAAACCGCCGCCGCATAGCCTCAGACATCGCCTGAAGCTCCTCGATATAGGACGCGGCAAGATTTGCCTCGTTGTCCTTCGGGTTCATCACCAGCGCCGCGTAGTTCTCAGGCTTGAGAACCGCTGTGCGCCGGTCGGGATCGCGTCTCTCCATGAAAAGCCGGTAGGTCCAATGGGCCATGCCGGGAGGATTGCAATCGTAATAGGCTTTGAGCCGGAGCGGCGTGTTCTGCGCGAGGCGCGTGATCGCCATGTTGCGAGAGGCCCACGGGATCTGCGAGCACTCGTTCATGAAGATCGTCGCGTATTCCTGCCCGAGAATCTTTTCGGTGCGCTCCTTGTCGTCCAAGCCGCCGAACCATATTTCGGACCACTTGCGCGACGATCGCGTGTCGCTGTCCTTTGTCGGAATGGCATAGAACCAATCTGTCTTGTCGAGGTGGCAGTGCTGGGCAACGCCCGGAAAGCAGATATCCATGACCTTCGGCAAGGTATCGTAGATGATCGATGCCTTGATGTGGTTGAAGCGATAACGAAGCATTGCGTGGCGGCTTTGATGCGCCTGCGCTCTGATCAGAGTACCGCGGACGAAACCGAACGTCTTGCCGGAGCGAGATCCGCCGTAGGCCATGACATGCGTGGCGTCCGACGCCATCAGTGACAACTGAGCGTCCTGCTTCGCCGTCAATCGGAATGTCACAGGATTTCCGCGTCCTTGCCCTGGATGATGATCGTCACCGGCGGCGCGCTCTTGCTGTCTTCCTTGAACATGCCGAGATGCTTGCCGAGATCGACCAAGGCTCCCTTTTTATCGTGCAGCTTGAACTTGATGCGGCGAACGTCGCGAGCGTCTTCGCCGCGCCCTTCCTTGAAATCCTCAACAGTTACCTCGGAAAGGGCGGCGGCCTGGTCACGCGTCAATTGGGAGAAGTCGAGATGTGGATCGCCATCAGGTCCAGCGCGCATGTAGTCAAGCATGTTGGCAAAGCCAATCTTAGCCAGCTCGTCAATGATGCGCTCCTTGGTGATTTCGAGCCGTTCAGCCTCCTTGCTTTGCAGCTTGGACAGAATTTTTTTTATCTTAACATTCGTTAACAGCCGAGATGCTTGAGCCGAAGCCGTCTTCTCGCTGTATCCAGCCCTGATTGCCGCCTGTGTCGCGTTTAGATCAAGCAAAAATTCTTGAACAAAACGAGCTTGTTTTTGGGTCAGATCGTCAGGCATTTACAAAGCTCTCATTGCGCACAATCTTGGTGATGGTGCGCTGTGAAACGCCATATTCCTTAGCCAATTTTCGTTGAGTTGTTCCGCCGTCAGCGTACACCGAACGGATTATAGTGGCGGCATCATTTGAAATCTTGGCCGAGTGATGTTTTTCGCCGCGCGCCGCGTACCTTGGAACTCTGTTCCTACCCTTGCGAGCCATGTCTTTGTTGTTATCGTCCCGTGTCCCGCCGAACAGATGACCAGGGTTGCAGCATGGCGGGTTATCGCAGCGGTGGCATACTGCCTCGGGTTCTTCGCCGGTACATAGCCCGAAAGAAATTCGATGGGCAAGCATGCATGCGTTCTTGCTTCGACCAACATGAAAACGTCCATACCCCTTATCGTCCTTAGCCCCGAGAAACGGCCAGCATTCATTTTCGGATCGAACATCTACCATCGTCCAAAAGCGGTCGACGTTGATCTTATTTCGATCCACGAACCTCGCCTGCTTGGCGCTTAGCCCTGACATAGCTTGTTGCCTCCAAGCTTCAGTGAACTGTCAGCCACAGGTCATTGCCGGGCGGCTGGTATGTCTGGCATGAGGAGAGCATGAGCAGCGCGAGGAGAATGAATGTGCTGCTCATGGTCATTATCATCGGGGTTATGCCTTCACGACGAAGTAGCTGATGATCAGCGTGCCGTTGAGGGCAGCAGATGCGTGGATGTTCTGCAGGACGATGGTGGCCGATCCGGCGGCTGACTTGACCTGAGCGACTGTCGGCGTGCCGGTGGTGGCTGTGCCAAGCGCGACGGATGCGAAGAGAAGATCCGAAGCCAGCAGCTTCGTGTTGGTCAGCGTGAGGGTGTAGGTTGCCGCAGCAGCAGTCGCCAGAGCTTCCGTCGTGATCTTGCCGGAGAGCTTGGACAGCGTAACGGCACCAGCGACAGCGGTTGCCGTCTTGGTGCCTTCATCGATTGCAAGCGCGCCCTGGCTGCGAAGAACGCCGTTTTCGTCGATGCCGAGTTTGCGGCCATAGAGGGAGTGATAAGCCATTTTACTGCTCCTTTGTGATTGCTATTTGCTTGTTGCTTGGGGAGAAGTCGTCAGTACATGCCGACGATGCCGGTTGCGGTCGTGCCGGTGGCGCGAACGGCGACGATCGAGATGTTGTATTCCACGCCAGACAGCAGGGTCAGGGAGCGGTCTGCTGTATCATTGGCGAACCGGACAGCAAGCGTTCCACCAGCGGCGCAGATGACCTTGCGTGTTCCCGTGAAGGTGTTTGTTGCATGGGGCGTGATATCGAAGGAGCTAGCCGCCGGGCCAATCCATTCGACCGATGCGCGGGATATTGGGTTGGCTGCCATGTTGTGAGATCCTTAAGCAGGTATTACCGCGTGCAGTTCGCCGCGAAGATCAAGAGATTGGCGCATCGCCTGGACGCGACGTTCCGCATCATCAAACGAATAGGCCATGATCGTTGTCGACCATTGGGAGCCTTCGAACTCATAGCCGAGGGCGTAGGTTCGAAGCTCTCGCCCATCTTCATCGAATGTGATGAGATCAGGAGCCGGGCTGGCATCGGATCGCTTGGCTTCACCGAAGCTGATGATCTGGGCGCTCATTGGTATCGTGCTCGGCGCAATAGCGGCGGAAGGCTGCTTCGTGCAGTTCGCCAGCGGTCATATCGATCGAGTGACCCATCGTGCCGCCCTTCCATGATCCCTTGCGCTTCCCGGTCTCGCCTGAGAATTCTATATCGAGAGAGCGCCTGACCTTTGCGCGGCGGAACAGCGACAGCCACTTGAAATAGCCGGTGCCGAACCGCCACTCCATCTCTCCGACGTGGGTAGTCGCCGTCAGTCCCTCGCCATCAAAGTCCTTGAAGGCAAAGACAGCCCTTGGCATCGCGTCTTGGAATTCGCGCTGGATGCGCCAGGCATTGCGCCTGACTTCGATGTCGCTGCTTTCCCAGTCGGTGCGTAAATGCTCGCCATCGAGGCCATACCAAGACTTGCGGACATAGCGCCATTGCGTCCACGGCAGGAAGCAGCCCCAGCTTTTGGTTGTCTCGCTGTCGTGCGTCTGGCGTCCAAGCCTGAGCGACAAGTGCCCTTCGCTCAGGGAGAAGCCGTATTCGCGCTCGTCGACCTGCCAATACCAGTCACGGCCCAGGCGCTCGACGGTCGCTGCATCCCAAGAGACAGGGTGAACCTTCTCCATGTACGGCTTGACGATCTGAGGCAGCCCGATGATCACCGTGAAGCCATAGCAACTAAAGCGAAGGCTGCAGCCAGGATCTTCGTCATCGCCGGAACTCAGGACCAGCGCTAGGTGCTTGAATCTCTTGTCGCGGGCAAAGAGAAAAGGGCCGAGGTGGCGATCATTGTCGCCCCAGCGTCTTGCGTGCATGTCGGAATCCTTTGTCGGGAGGATGAGCGAGCGGGACCGACATCCCGGCCGCCGCCACTCCCCTATTGAACCTCAAGGGCTCCGCACCACAGGATGGCGCCTTTGATCGAATAAAGAATTGGGAAACCATCTGCCCGATATGAGCGGTACATGGAGGCAAAACGCATCAGCTTTTTCATCTCACTCTCCAAAACGAAAACCCGCCGACCGGGTGACAATCCGGTGACGGGGTCTCTGGCGCTAAACTGAATTGGTCGGGTAGGTGAGCAAGACACCTACGCAGCGATCCTCTTGCCGGCAACACGCTGCGTTTCCCGATTCGGAGCGGCGACCCGGAATCGAACCGGGCTTATTAGCTTGGAAGGCTAAGACCTCACCTTGAGGATCGCAGCGAACAAAAAACCGCCCGAAGGCGGCTTGATTTGGTGGTCGCCTTGCGCAATTCACCACTATGCATTTCCTATACTTGATTCGGAACCTGAAGGGAATCCCCTTCAAGCCTGCTTTCGCAGTTTCCCATGGTTTTCATACCCGAAGTGGATGGCAAGCGCAGTCATCCCCTGCTTTAGCATTTCTATATAGGCTCGCTGGAGGTTCTTGCTCTGGGTCAGCTCGGCGACAGCACGCCCTTCCCCGCAAACCTTGACCATAATATCGTACCCGATGCCAAGGACACGCCGGCAATCAGCTAGGTCAATTCCTGCCTGGATCTGCTTATCGGAAAGCGCAGATCGCGGGCCACCGCCGTCGACCGGCTCCCGGGTATAATCGAACGATCCCGCGCCAGCGCCGCCAAGAGCTTCCCATATGACGCGGAAGCGTTCGCCTGCCCTCACCTGCGCCGGATTGATGAGCTTGCGCTGCTCAAGCGTCACCAGCGCGCTTTCCTTGAGGTTGATAGCGCTCAATATCCGCTTCGGGTTCCAAGCCTCGCCGTCGTGCGCTGGATTGTGGAGCGGGTTGTCGACCTCGTGTAGCACTGGCTTGGTCTGCAGGTGACCGATCTCGGCCAAGGTCACACCGCCCAACTTCTCTTTTCGTCCTCGTCTCGCCATTTCATTGCCCTCGTGTTTGAGCCGCCGCTCAGTTGTTCCAACCCGTCCAGCGCTCAGCCTCAGCTTGGCGAATGGTTCTGGTGAGATCGTTATTCCATTTAGCCAGCAGGGTTTCCTGCGGTCGGCCCGCATACTGCTTCATGGCCTCAATAAGGATCGACTGCATCAAGGCGGCCTGGAGGTGGCTTGATATGGTGACCGAAGCCAATACGTGCCCATGGACATACCCCTGGTATCCGTAGATGGCAGATCGCCCCGCACTTGGACCGTTATCGGATAGGCTCATCTTGCAGCCTCCATAACCGCCTCTTTGCGAAACAGGCTCTCAGCCCGCGCGAACTTCGCTTCCTTGACCGACGGGCCGTCGAACATCTCGCCTCTGATTGGCTTGCCGTTCATGAAGTTCAGCATGTGCTTGAGGCACTCTTCAGCAGCTTCGCCTTTGCTGCCGAACACCTTCGGCTTGCCGCCCGCGTCCATGATCGGAGACGGATGAGCGTCCCGGCATAGGCGGATCATCGCCCAATATTTTCCGTTCGGTAGGCGATACGGATCTGCTGCGTATCGATTGGTCATGCGCGGGTCTCCGCCATCCGTGCTTCAACCTTGCGGATGGCATAAAGCGCCGTCGTATGGTCTCGACCGCCGAACATTCGGCCGATTTGCGGAAGGCTGATCGTGAACCGCTCGGATATCTCCCACATGAGCTGATGGCGAACCTCGACTACTGCGTCGCGGCGCTGCGGTCCGGTGATGGTGGTGAATGACCATCCAAGCTCTGCACACCGATCCTTGAGATAGGTCAGCGGCGGGTTTACCTTCCGCATGTGCCATTCGGTGATGTGATGGTCGAAGTTCAAGCTGAACTGATCCCAGAGCGGGATCTTGGGGGCGACGAAGCGGATCTCTACCGGCTCAGAAGCCTGCACCGGCGCGAGCTTTTTCATCTTAGCCAGCCGTCCCGCAATCTCGAACCGCTTGCGGCGCGCCTTGGCCTCCTCGATCATCTCGGCGCCGGTCTGGTATATCTTGGTTTCAAACTGGATGTTCATCTCTCGAAACTCCGCTTTGATCGCCGTAACTCGTCGGCTAGGTATTCTTCTCGGGATTGTGGCTTCTGCAGGTGGGATAGGCCTATGGACTTTGGAGCCGGCTTGTCGGGTGGCTGTGCCGGCTGGTCTTTCCAGCGATCCTCGGAGAGCCATTTTACCGGGTTGCACCACTGGCGATCATCAGTCTTGGCCGCATATGCAGCCGCTCCTGCCACGATAGTTTCGATGCTGGACCGCTTTAGGGCTTTGGAAAAAGCCTTCTCTGCCGCAGTCTGTCCGATCTTGTTCGGGTAAACCGACCAGAACTTTTCGAAATCACTTGCGCTCGCGTCTTCCGAACGAAGTGAGGAAAGGTTATCGGTAAAAGGTGGCACGCCCGTATCACTGCATGTGATATGCACTTGCTCTGCACTTGCATCAGGTTTCGATTTCCCGTGTCTGGAAAATGCCGCAGACCGGCGCTTTTCGATGATCTCGTCGGCCTTTGCCAGTTCAGCATCAATTCGGCCATGCTTCCAGTCGGCGTCAAAAAATGCAGCGATGACATCGCGGCTCTCTAACCATTGCTCTGGCGACAGTTTGGCATAACGGCGGATCATACCCTCATCGTTCGGAAGGCCACCGTCCCGCCAATACTTCATGATCAAAAGCAGGTAGGCGCCATGCTCGGTCGCAGACAGGTAATCTGTATCAGCGAGATAGTCATCTATGTGGAGTGGCATCCAGGCGCGGTTACTCATGCTTTCCGCCCTTCTTTACCGATATGTAGCCCTCGAGCCCATTCATGAATTGGCGATAGCTTGAGCATGACCTAGCGAACCGCTTTGCATGATCGAGGCTGACATTCAGCGAAGCGCCTTCCCTCAGTCGCTCTAGGTACTCCACCTGATCAATTGTGAAGCGATTCCGAAGGATGCCGCGGATGTAAAGGAGTTCGGCTTCCTGTTCGCTGTTGCCGCCTCTCCGCCGCATATCGATGATGCGCGGGATCATCGCGAAGGACTTTTCCCAGCTATCGTCGTCAACGTCGCCAT